AAAGCCAATCTTTGCGACATTGAAAAAATATTTGGGTCCGAAACAGGAATTACATCAATGCGGTCATCGAAATCAGCTTGCTTTATACTGGCATCCGCTCCATGGACGTTATAAGGGTACATTGGAGGCAGTGATTCAGCAAATATTCTTGCCAACATCTTAAATTCTTGTTTTTGAGCGTAGTGCATACGTTTATGTATGGCTGACATAACTTTAGAACCACGTTCAAGCAGTGCAACAGTGGTTCCAACCGCTGCGCCTTGATTTCCATCACCTACTTGAAGGTCTGCAATAGCCGCAAATCGTCTTCCAGCGTCTACAACAAAACCTAATAGCTGAGTTAACGTTGCGCTTGGTTCTTTGTAGGGTAACGGGAGGATGCTGTCTCTAAGAGCGCCACCAGGAACATCAATATCGCGAAACTCACCAGGAGAAAGAGGTTCATCAGCATCACGAATCCTAATACCCCTAGCTTTAAAGCCAGCAGGAAGGTTAGCGAGAGTACCTGCATCGATTAATTGCCTCAAAATAGAAGTTGCAGAGCGACCTAGCCCTCCAATCATGTGTAAAAGCCCAAAACCATAAAATCCTAGGCCGGGAAGGAACTTATAATGAGTAAAATATTGTATTTTTTTGTAATATTCGTCATTTTCAGCCCAGTTTCGTCTAATTGACAGTATTTTTGAGCTTCCTTCGTCCAATGTGACAATATAAGGTAACTTAATACCTGTCATTTCGCCATCTAAAGGGTTTTTATGCTCAAAACCTTCTAAATCAAGGTCTATATGCATCTCCAATAGGGTGCAATCGTCACTATCAGAGGTTTTAGAGATGCCCATAAGCTCTCTTTCTTTACTGCGAAGCTCATCCTCAGTCTCATAGGGCTGTAATTCAATGTCTCTGTAAAATCCAGCAGCCTGAAACTTACGAACAGAGTTCTCAGACATACGAGTAACGTGTGTAATACGAGATGCGGAGTATAAATCAGTTGCATTGTATGGAACAACCAAGTCATCGGCTGCCACAAATCGAGAAACAGCACGATCTAGTATATCATCAAAATATGTTTTCTTAAAAGCACTTCCAGCAAGAGGAAGATAAAACAATAAACGATCCATCTCTGGATCAAATTCTTCCATAACATTAGTTATCTGGTAATTCATAAAGCTGGAAACACGTTGTGACTGAGCTTCAACCTCTGGTGTAATCGCACCAAGTATCAATGTTCTGACGGGACCAGAAGCTGGAAGTAATTCTTTATAAGCTTGTGCTTGAAATTGTGTAACAGCTTCGGCAATAACTGGATGGGTAACACCACTTGAACCTCTAAAGGGTTCTTCTCTGTCTTCGTATTTAACACCTAGTAAATCTAACCCACTACGATAGGCGTCTTCCCACTCATCACGGCTGGTTTTATCATCCTCATAATAATCGATAAGTTCTGAAGAGATATCCATTAAATCACGTTCGTCTAAGAGTTCCGCTAGATTAGCATCTTGGTCAGCCATCAACTCTTCTTGGACCATTTCTTCAAAGCCTAAAACAACAGAACCATCTTCTTCCTCAGTAATGTCTGTCGGCTCCTCAATAACCTCAATCTCTTCCGAATATAAATCGTTTACCATTCCATCAAGATCTTTCTCAAGATCATCAGGAACACCTTGAGCGGGCATTGCGCCATCAATAAGAGATATGGGTGTATCAGCCATTATTTACTCACTTTCTTAAATTTTTCAAAAGTACGAAGGCCGCCCAATCCCAACATGCCCATCAGAACAGGCATCATTTCTCCCAGATCCATTCTAGGAAGTTCTACAAGATAACCTGTTTGAGCTAATATAAAAACTAAAATTGGTTGAACCACGTATGAATAACATAACGCAATCCCACAAGACCATCCAATAAAGGGACGCCAGCCCGCAACAAACACACTTCTATGGCCAGCTTCTGTTTTATTTATGTCTAGCTGCGCTAAATCGATTTTTGCCAAACTGTTGGTAAGTTGTTTTTCAATATCGCGTTCTGCTTTCGCCCTTTTTTCTTTGTCTTCGGGTAAAAACCTTCCGATAACATCCGTAACGGCAGGAAGAACTGCTGTAATCAATCCCATCATGTTTAACACCATCTTTTGTTATCTATACGTTGTACCACATTTAATTTTATAAGCCAAGTTTTCACTCTTTTATACTGGGGTGCGAACCATTATGCATTTTTTTTAATGTGGTAACATCATTTAACGCAGTTGTTAGCTCCGCCCTTATTGTAGCTATTTCCCTTGCGGCCTTATCTCGTTCAGTAGGGGATAACATACTTGCAAGCACGCTCACTCGTTGGTCTGTCAACTCTGCCTTGTCCACTCGAGTATCCAAGACGCGAAGGCGCTTTTCTACATCGGCCAAAACCTCTTGAATGCTTTTTACCTGATAACGGACCACGGCAAATGCACCTGCAAGACTAGCGAAAGTGGAGCCAAGGCTAATCAAAAGTTTAGCATCGTACTCCATAATTTTAAATTATGCCTTTTTCCTTTAGGATAAAACCAATAGCACCGCCAACGATCCCTAGTATAACCAAACCGGAAACATCAAATAAAATACCAAGACCCATAACAACTGCTCCGATAGCGGCATAGCTTGAAGGTTCTGCCATTCTATCGAATACCCAATCATAAATTTTTACGACTATATTCATCTAGGTTCTCCTAATAATACTGTCTTACAAACGGAACTGTGGTAATGTCATCCTCTTCTTCGTCTGAGTCAAGTCTTACAAATCCACCTTTACGATATCTAATAAGTGCCATCGACATACTGTCACAGTAATCGTCATTATCGCCATGAGGAAACGCCGCACATTCGTCGATCACCTCTTCCGCAAACCTACGCTCTGGCGCCCAAACCTTGCCGGACTCAAAAATAGGCGCGACCATATGCATCCTTGTATGCTTATCACGGCCCTTGGACGGTGTGTAATTTACCACCGGAACACCCGTTGCCCGTAACTCGTCCGTGAGCGGTGTACCACTGGCCTTTGCCTCCACGATCACCATGTCTGGTTCCCAGTAAGTATACTCTTGAAGTGCTTTCGCTTTTAATTCAGGAAAGTCCCACCGTCCACGCTGTGCATCCATCAGTATAATGGCTTCCGGCTCCCCCTCGTTAGGCTTAAACACCCCCCATGTTGTTATGGCAGAGTAATCCGCAGTTTCTTTTTTTGAAAACGCCGTATCATAACTTTGCATAATATAACTTACGGGAGGGATGTCTTTTTTCTCCCACTTGTTCCACCACTCCTTTTTTATAATTGCACCCTCTTCGGCTACAGGATTCTGCTGCCATTGTGCGTTCCACTTGCCCAAGGACAACGAAGCCTTGACCCTTAACAATTCGTCCTTCTTCCAAAACTCCGGCCATAATATATTATCGCTGGGAAGGATTGCCGGAAATTCGACCACGTCCCACTGATCGGACATGACATCAGACCCTTGGGCTTTCAGTAATTTACCCGTTAAATCTTTAAGTGACCATCGCGTCATAACAACAACAATGGACCCCCCAGGCTGGAGTCTCTGCCGTGGACCAGAAGTATACCACTCGTAAGCACCTTCCATGGCTGTCTCAGAAAGGGCGTCTTGCTCTGAATGCGGATCGTCAATAATTAACAAATCAGCACCACGGCCTGTAATCGCACCACCAACACCCGCCGCATAGTATTCCCCTCCTTGGCCCGTTTCCCATCGACCCGCAGCCTTGGAATCGATCCGTAAATCCACATCGGGAAAAATATCCTTATAAATTTGTAGCTCCATAAGGTTCCTTACCTTTCTTCCAAAACGCACCGCCAACTCCGCCGTATGAGTAGTCTGGATAATTTTGAGCTTGGGATTTTTTCCGATCAACCAAGCGGGAAGAAGGTAAGATGCAAATTCAGATTTTGTATGACGGGGCGGCATATTGACAATGATCCGTGAACCGGGGGTCGTTGAAAGCTTTTCAAATAGTGTAGCAATTTTTTTGTGATGGGTCCCCTCTATGAAATTCTCATAAACGTACTTTACAAAAACCATAAAATCTTTTTGAGCTTTTTCACGGACAATTAATTTTTGTTGCATCTCCTCGAGAGCAAGAACCTCACGAATGACATCTTCAGAAGCGTTAAGCACTACACAACCTCAATGATTCATGGTCCACGGACCAATGTTCTCTGACTTTTCTACCTTAATGCAGATACCCTGTGCGCTTATAACGGGGAACGGTCCAAGGACAATGTCGCGTATAACTTCAGAAGCACGCACCCAACACTCAGGCAATGTCTTGTATAGATATGGATCATCTATTTGCATGGGAGCCGGTACAGAAAAACTTAAAACAATTATTATAGCCTTAAACATCCATACACCCTTTTTCTTTTTTAGAGGTTCGTGGGTATCTTACAACGGATCATGGTCAAATGACAAGTATCTCAAATTATTTATGTCAAACACTATCTTCCGTTGCACGTCAGATAGTGGGGCGCCCGATTTTCCCCACCGAAAT